AGCGGGGGACGACGAGGGGCTAATAAAATCAGCAACCGAAAGACAAATTGCAGACCTTCAAGCAATAGAAGACAAGGCCGCAGACGAAAGGGTGGCAAAAGAAGAGGCGGTAGCACAAGCGATAAAGTCTGCACGAATGAGTATAGTAGATGCGGGATTTCAAGCCTTGGGTGTAATGGCCAAAACGGAAGAGCAGACTAAAAAGTTAGCCATATCACAAATATTAGTAAACCAAGGTTTAGCTATGTCGTCAGCTATTAGAGTGGCTATTGCCGCAGCCGCAGCAATGCCACAACCAGCGGGAATGTTTGCCGTTCCAGGGTTTACTGCATCTATGATTGGTATGGTTCTTAGTTCTTTTGCTTCTATTAAAGGGGTAATGAATCAAGCGGGAGCTGCTTCAAGTGGTGTAGGAGATGGTGGAGGTGGTGGGAGTGTGGGAATTGCAAGTAACCGAGAAGGTCCTACCCTTGGATTGACCCCCAATATTTCGGAATCTTTAACACCTGGTTCTATACCTCCTATAAATGCGTATGTAGTTCAAAGCCAACTGGCCGATCAAAACGCTTTAGCGGCACAAATACGAGCGGCGGTTACGCTATAAATAAACAATTTAGTAAAAGATATTTTTAAAGATATGAGAAAGCAAGTAGAACTTTTAATAGATGAGTCCGAAGAGATTACGGGAATCGAGGCGGTTAGTCTTGTAAGGTTCCCCGCGATAGAAACCGACTTCGTGTACCTATCCGCAGTTAAAGATAATAAGATGGCCTTTGCTATGGACGAGGACAAACGCCTTCTTATAGGCCCCGCCCTTATCCCTGAGAAGTTAATAATGAGGTTGGACGAAAACGACGAAGAGTACGACGTATTCTTTTCTAAGGAAACCGTCCGCCATGCGATGGAACTTTTTATGCGGGAGGCACGAACCAACGAACACACGTTAGAACATAATACAAAAATAGAAGGCGTTACCGTGGTGGAGTCTTGGCTTGTCGAAGACTCTAAAAAAGACAAGAGCGCACTTTATGGATTTGACTTACCCGTTGGAAGCTGGATGCTATCCGTAAAAGTCAACAATCTTCAGGTCTGGGAAAAAGTGAAGCAAAAAGAAGTGAGGGGGTTCAGTATAGAAGGCTACTTCTCGGAAATCCTTACTGAGATGACTTTAGGAAAACTTTGTAAGAACTGCCCCGAAGACAAGAAGATTATCGCTGAATTAAAATCTATTCTTTTGGAAGAGGTAAAGCCTTCGGCAGTATTAAACGGTCAACCCTTATTTAAGAAATCACAAGACGCCCAGTTATGGGGTGAAATGTTTTACAACCGAACGGGGTTTAGAACTTTACAACTAAACGGCGAAACATTGTTCTCAGCAAAGGAAAGTTAATTAAAAATAAACGGATAAGATTATCTTCTATTAATCTATGTAATAATTTTACAATATGACAACAATCGAAAAAATCCGCGAGGTTATGGGTCTTCCCAAAACTAAGCTCTACGCAGAAAGTCGCTTAGACGACGGGCGTGTAATCGTTACCGAAGCTGAGTCGTGGGACGTAGGCGTAGAGGTACGTATTCTTGACGATGGCGGAAACGCTACCCCTTTGGATGCGGGAACGTACACACTGGAAGACGGCACTAAATTAGTCGTTAACGAAGATTCACGATTGGCTTCTCTTGGAGAAGACGAAATAGAAGTAGAAGTAGAGATGGCGGAAACTCTTCCCGAAGCGGAAGAAGAAGGCTACAAAGATGGCATAGAAGACGAGAAGGAAGACGAAAAAGAAGAGTTGGACTACGAAAAAGTCCGCGAGGTTCTTAAAGATCGCTTCCCTGAAATTGATGAGGCGGTACGCGATGCAATCGCTGAGGTTGTTTCTAAACTCTACGACGCTCCCGCAGAAGTGGAAGAGCCAAAAGAGGATTTAAGCCAAATCTTAGAAGAGGCATTTTCTGCTATCAGCAAAAGACTTGAAAAATTAGAGGGCGCACCTGGTTCAAAGGGCGTTTCTCATTCACCTAACAAACTTTCTTCTCAGCACAAGCAGAAAGATATTTCTAATTTAAACGGAGTAGACCGTGCGCTACACATCATTAATTCTCACCGATGAATTTATCATTAAATAAGAAGTACGACTTCGACATTGATGCAAGTACAAACTCCTATGCGGGTGAATTGGCTTTGCCTTATGTAACTGCCGCCCTTCTTGGTGCGGAAACAATCGCTAAAGGGCGATGTAGATTTTTAGAAGGTATCGTAGGAAAGACCGTAATAAGCGGACTATCTACTACCGACACAATCCAAGCGGCGGGTTGCGCCTTTACGGATGGAGCAGACCTTACACTTACGGAGCAAATTCTTAATCCTTCGGACTTAGCCGTTATGGAACAAATTTGTAGAGGTACTATGTACCCTACTTGGATTGCTGCAAATGGTCGTATGCAACGTAACGGGGATTTACCCGTAGCGTGGGCAGACTTCCTTTTAGGGGCAGTTGCTGAAAGAACTGGAACAAGTCTTGAAAACCTACTTTGGTCCGGAGATACGGGTGCAGTATTCGGTACTGGATTTCTTTCTAACGACGGAGTAATTGACGAAGCGGGTATTGATGCTTCAGCATGTAAAGACTTCGCAGAGGCTACTACATCATCGGGTGCATGGACGAACGCAAATATCTTAGCTAACCTAAGCACTATTTTCAACGCTGCGGCTGCTATCCCTGGTATCTTAGGAAAGCCAGGTTGTGGGTTCTACGTTTCTTATGAGGCATACGCTTTCTTCTTACAAGCTATGGCAGCACAAAACACGGGGGCGGGTTTCAATCAGTCTTTTGACGGAGCGAGTTACTTAGGCTACCCAGTCTACGCTACTTCAGGTATCCCTAACACGGTAGACGTTGCGGTATTTACTTACCCTGACAACTTGGTGGTAGGTGCAAATAGCTACACAGCAGACATCTCTGCTCAGTTAATCCCTACTTATCAGTATGACGGATCGGACAACGTTAGAATCTCAATGCGTTTTGCAGTTGGTGTTCAAACGGGCGTCGCTTCTGACGGTGTTGTAGGATTCTTATTTACTTAAACTTAGAAGAAAATGGCTTGTAATATAACTGCCGCTCGTGGCATTGATTGCCGTGATGCAATAGGAGGACTCAAAGCTATATTCTTTTGTTCTTCGTACTGTTCTGATATTCTTGCTAACGCAACGGTAACGGCTTCGTCTTACACTATATCCGACGCGGGATTTGACGCTTGGGATATTGCTTCTTCGAGTGCCGTAACGGTTTTTAAGTACGACCTTGTGACGGATTTGTCTGCCTTTAACTCTTCTATCGAAGCGGATAAGGCGACGGGTTCCGTTATGTGGAATCAGACACTTGACGTAGTTCTTCAGAAAGTTGTAGCCGCTGACCTTTACCAACTTGGACTAATTTCTAAGAACCGCGCACAAATATTCGTGCAAGATTCTAACGATAATGTCTACTTAATGGGAATCTCTGACGGATGCTATCTAACTGGTGGCGCGTCTATCGCAACGGGCGCGGCACGTTCAGATATGAGTGGCCTAACATTAAGTTTTACGGCAAAAGAACAAAGTCCACTTTATATAATCCCAGCAACTGCGGGGGTTGGAAGTGCGGGAACGCCTACGGTTAAATATCCTTTCGATGGATTAACTGACGTAGCCGATCTAACTATCACCGTTTCGGCTTAGATACAAATGGTTTTTAAGAAAGGGGAAGGTGGCAAGTCGCTATCTTCCCTTTTTTATTTTAGAGCAAAATAGAACAATGTTACAGATACAAAATGCATCCAGTACCGAGGCAGTTACTCAAAGCATATACGTAACCGCGGCCGATGTTCAGACTATTGCACAAGCGAGTGTGTATTACTTAATACAATTAACTTCTTTAGGTTCGCAAAATACGTTGTACTTTATCCCCACAAGTGTAGTGGTAAATAATGGAAGATATACAAAAATGACTTTTACCGTTTTGCCTTCTATTGCAACTTCAAGTCCTAACACTGGGCTAATAAAATTTTACGACGCTACTGGTAAGTATGACACCTACCCTATGGGTTTCTATACTTATAATATATACGAACAAACTTCGCCCTTCGCCGTCCCAGTAGCTTCGACTGTTTTACTCGAATCGGGTTTGGCTTACGTCCGCGACTATGCGGGGAATATGGAAGAGGTGACGCCCGACTTTAACGAATACACCCCTACTACTGAACAATTTATCTACCCATAATGATTAAGGAAAACTTTAGTGTTATAAACTACACCGATTCCGAAATACCTTTATTTCGTGAGAAGCAAGGGCAAAAGTTCGTGTCTTATGGTTTAGACGATATGTATGGGGAATACCTCCGAGACCTCTTCCTTTCCAGTTCCACCAACGGGGCGATTATAAACGGGGTGGCAGATATGATTTACGGCGGTGGATTAGACGCTACCGATAAAGACGAGTCCGACGGGAAGCGCGAACAATGGATACGCCTACAAGATTTACTTCGCAATAGTGACGAGGACCTACTACAAAGGGTGGCTTTCGATATTAAACTTTACGGGATGTCTTACCTGAACGTAATTTGGAACGCGGCCCGAACTCGTATCGCGTGTATCAAACACCTACCCGTTCACACTATGCGAAGCGGTATAGCCGATTCTGAGGGGGTAATAAACGAATATTTTTACAAGTCGGAGTGGATAGATAAAAGAGAGCAAGAGAAGGCTATTAAGGCTTTCTCTAACGAAGACCGCACAACGGCCTCTACGTGCCTTCAGATTAAACGCTACACCCCTTCCTTCCACTATTACGCTTTGCCTGACTGGGCGGGTGGAACAAATTATGCAGAGTTAGATCGCGAGATTTCGGAATTTCATTTAAACAATATACGTAGGGGGTTCTTTCCTTCTATGCTTCTGAGTTTTAAGAACGGAGTCCCTACTGCGGAAGAACGTAGGGTAATAGAACAAAAGGTTTTAGCGAAGTTTACGGGCGCGGATAACGCGGGTCGTATCCTTATTACCTTTAACGATGGGGATGAAACCGCCCCCGAATTTACACCCATCATCCAAAACGGGGCAGACGGGATGTACGAGTACTTATCTAAGCTCGTAAGCGAGAAACTAATAACGGCGCACCGCGTGGTTAGTCCCCTTATTTTTGGAGTCAGAACCGAAGGAAGTGGGTTTGGAAGTAACGCCGATGAACTGCGTGACTCGTATAGCCTATTTAATAACACCGTAGTAGCCCCTTTTCAAGATATTATCTTGAAGGCTTTCGGGAAGTTGTTTTCTATTAACGACATAGAATTAGACATTTTCTTTATTACTGCGAAACCCGCTGACTTCTTAGACCTGGACGTTATAGAAACTTTAGACGAAGGCGAACAAGAAAAGGCGGGGGTAGATTCTGAGCAGATGAGTCACCAATGTTTCTCTAAACTTCCCCAAAAATTTCAATTAGAAGTATCTAACTATCTTATTGCTTGTGGAGAAGAAGAAGAAACTATGCTATCCGACTTTGAGTTAATAGACTCCCGCAAGGTTGACTACGAAACGGAAGTAGAGTTGGATTCTATGTGGACCTTTGCCACCGTCCCAAGTGGTAAACCACAAGCCAAAAGCGACCACCCCGAATACGGGCA